AAAGCAATTGAAAATCCACAATTACCAATGCAAAAACAAGCTGAACAAGTTTTTAGGCTCTAATCATGCAACAACTTGAAATACAATTCTTTTGGCCTCTGACTGAGCAAATACCTCTAGACTTAGACTATACCAACTGTGAGAAACAAAAAATATGGGGACCTATAAATTCAACAGGCACTTTCCTAATTGGTAATAATGGAAGCACAACTTCTTCAAATATTAATACATCATCTTTTGAATTAAGAAATAATGCTGATTCAGTTGGCGCTTGGCAACTCTATGATGGCTTCAATGTACATCGTCCTGAAAAGCCTAAGTATTTTGTGAGATTATTTACTAAACTATTACTTGGTTGGGAATGGAAAGATAAATGATTGAAGTTACAAAACGTGAAGATATTATTCGTGAGCTTACTAAATTGATTAACAGATATTCACTAGAAAGCGGTTCGGATACACCAGACTGGATTCTTGCCGAACATATGTTAAGGTCGCTTGAATTGTTTGATTTAACAATAAAGGCTAGAACTAGATGGTATTCGGATGACCGATGAAGAAGCCTTGAAATTTTACGAGGTGTTGGTTGAAGAATATGGTGATAGATTGCCCAATTTTGAACATTGCCCACGTGAGTTTGCCTACTATGTCATGCTTTATAAGTACTCCAGAGGGCTTGACAAACCATCCGACATGTGATAGGATGGACACATTCTTTATAATGGACACATATGAATATCAATTCGTTTTTGAACAGACTTGCCGAAGATGCAGGTCGCAACTATAAAATTGAACTGCTAGAACTGAAGGCTGATGATGCTCTTTTAAAAGAGGTGATTCGTTTAGCTCTCGACCCGTTTACACAATTCTATCAACGTAAGATTCCCGCCTATACAACAGGCAAGGTCGGAATGACCCTCGAACAAGGATTGAAGCGATTATTCCCTCTTGCAAGCCGAATGGTCACAGGCAATTTAGCAATTGCTCACCTGACTGAAACCTTATCATCACTATCTGCTGATGATGCAAAGGTTATTGAACGTATCATTGAAAAAGACCTGCGGTGCGGTGTCTCTATATCTACAGCAAACAAAATCTGGCCTGATTTGGTCATGGATTATCCTTGTATGCTCTGTTCACAATACGATGAAAAACTAATCAACAAAATCCAATTCCCTGCCTATGTGCAACTAAAAATGGATGGTATGCGTTTTAATGCTATCGTGTGTAATGGTGTTGTTGAATTCCGTTCACGCAATGGCAAAGAGATACAATTACTTGGAAACCTACAAGAAGAATTTATTGCTCTTGCAGGTGGTGTTAATTGTGTATTTGATGGTGAGTTGATTGTAAAAGATAAAGGCATCATTCTTGACCGCCAGACAGGCAATGGTATTCTGAATAAGGCCAACAAAGGCACAATCAAAACTGATGAAGCAAGAAAAGTCCATGCAACAATTTGGGATGTAATTCCTTACGTTGGTTTTATCGAAGGTAAATGTGAAGTGCCATATTCCATGCGATATGAAACTCTCCAGTCCTTTACGTTGCCTGAGAAAATACACCTTGTTGAAACGACTGAGGTTTACTCACTTGATGCTGCTCAAAAGATATTCGAAGAATACTTGAACGAAGGTCAAGAAGGTATCATCCTAAAATCACAAACAGGCATCTGGGAGAACAAACGTGCAAAACACCAAATCAAATTCAAAGGCGAATTGGAGTGTGACCTCGAAATTGTCGCAGTTGAAGAAGGCACTGGTAAATATGCTGGAAAACTCGGAGCTTTGGTTTGCGCTTCAAGACACGAAAACGGGCAGCGTGTGGCCGTCAGCGTTGGTTCTGGTTTTAATGATGCTCATAGAGATGAGTTTTGGAATATTCGTGATAGTCTCATTGGTAAAATTGTGGCCGTAAAATACAATGCAAAAATCGTAAACAAACAAGGTGAAATATCTTTGTTCTTGCCTATCTTTATTGAGATGCGGAATGACAAGGATGTAGCCGACTTAAATAAGGACATTAAATGAACGAAGATAAACTAAACGCCTTGGTTGAAGATATAGATGCCAACATTGCTGAGTTGATGGCCAAACACCAACTTGGCCCACTATTGGTTGGCTCAGTAACACTTGCTAGACTAATGTTGTCAAATGATTACATGGGTTCAGGTGATGAATTTAGAAAACTGTTGATTGAAGCTGCTGACAAGAAACCACATAATCCTGAATTGGCGATACACTAATGTTTATATTTGATGTTGAAACGTTGGGTAAAGAATCCAACTCGGTGATATTGTCAATGGCTGCAATCTACTTTGACCCTGAGACCAAACCATCATACGAGGACTTATACAACTCGGCGTTTTTCGTTAAGTTTGATGTTGAAGACCAAGTAAGGCGACTGGACCGCAAGATTGGCAAGACTACCATGCAATGGTGGGCCAAGCAATGTGATATAGTGAAGGCCAAATCGTTGAAACCAAACAAGGCACTTGATGTTAAGTTTGAAGATGGTTATGAGGCCATGCGAAAATGGGCCGAATCAAAGAAAGATGACCAGTGCTACGTATGGGCACGTGGTAACCTAGACCAATTGGTGCTTGATTCGTTTGAAGAACAATTAGAAATCAAACCAATCTGGCCATTCAACCGTTGGCGTGATGTGCGAACTGCCATAGATATACTATACAACACAACCAATGGTTATTGTCCAGTAAACTACAAAGGGTTTAGTGCTGATGCGAAAGTGATTAAGCATAACCCTGTTGATGACTGTGCCTATGATGCAATGATGCTGATGTATGGTGCTGATCCTAAAGACCCTCCGTTTTAATAAGGAACTGATATGAGCCACGAAGAAGATAAGTTTAAACATTCTAAGCGTTTGCTCAAAGACGAAAACGCTATTAACAAGCAAGTAAAAATTGCCAAGTCACATGGATTTCCTGTTGGGCCTGAGCATAGACTGGCGAAAATACATGCTACAACTTGTGGCGACCCTGATTGCGTTATGTGTGGCAATCCACGAAAGTTTTTCAAAGAGCCAACAATTCAAGAGAAGCGATTCGACCAACCACGCATTAACGTACTAGACGAAGGCAATGATTAATAATGCTAGAAACAATTTGTGAAACCTTAGTAGAGGCCTATAAACGTAACTGGATTACCAGCCGTGATGGTAACGTGAGTATACGACACCACGACCGTGACCATTTCTATATCACGCCAAGTGGTGTGAGAAAGCAAACTCTACAACCTGACCAGTTTAAAAAGATTGGTATTGAAAAGGGCTATTATGGCCAACCTCCTCGACCATATCATTCTGCTATAGAACTGCCATATACTGACATTAGCGAGAAACTAAAACCTAGTGGTGAACTGCCTCTCCACTTTGGATTACAAAAGATGATGGGCCAACACTGGCAAGATGTTAGAGTTGTGGTTCACTTACATCCAACTTACTGTATTGCAGCGATGCACGCTGGCATTGATTTGAGTACAATCAGTGCTGCGTTTCCTGAATTGAATCGATACACTAAGGTTGCACCAAATGTTGGTGATGTACCACCTATCAGCGAAGAACTTGGTGATGAGTGTCATAAGAACCTCAAGCTAGATAAAGAAGGTAATATTGCGTATGACATAGTTGGTATCAAAGGCCACGGTGTCGTTGCCATTGATACAAGTCCCTGGCGTGCATTTGAGCATATTGAACGACTAGAACACATTTGCCAAATCGTACTAGCGTCAGGAAAATATTAACATGAAAAAATGGATGGAAAAAGAGTTTGGTCAATGGGTATATTTTGATGACCAAGATGGTAAAATCATTGGTGCGGTGTACAAGATTGGCAATGCAACCGGTATATGGGGTGGTCGAGTGTACCTAATTAACAATGGTGAAAATACCTTAGGTCAGTATATCGATTCAGATTTTGCTCGATGGGCGGTTGAAAGGTATTGGGAAATCGATAGTAGAACTTTACTTGAGGACAACCGCCGTGCAGATTAATTATGTTGTAGCGCACTATTG